AATGATATATTTGTAGGAGTAACACTTCCATTTAAATATGGAACTATGGGATATTTTAATCAATCTAAAACCATTAAAGAACAGGCTTTTAGTAATCTAAAAAATTTAGTTCTTACGGGTAAAGGTGAGAGAGTTGGCCAACCAACTTTCGGATGTGATGTAAATAGAATTATATTCGAACCAATTACTGAAAATACTGCAGATGCAATTGAAGAGTCAGTTAGAGATGCAGTTTCAATTTGGCTACCATATATAGCTGTTAACAATGTATTTGTTTCTTTTGATAATCAAGATACTAATAAAATAACACTATCAATGGAGTATTCAGTAAATGTTGAAGATCCAGATTCAATAGAAACAATAACATTTAATTTTAATGTAGGAATATAAAATGCCAGATTATGGAACAAATAAAAAATCAGTCTCAAAAGAAATAAAGTATATAGGTAGAGATTTTACTGCAATAAGACAGAATCTTGTTGAATTTGCTAAATCATATTTTCCAAATACATATAATGATTTTAATGAATCTTCTCCAGGTATGATGTTTATAGAAATGGCATCTTATGTGGGTGATGTGTTGAATTATTATGTGGACAATCAATTTAGAGAATCTCTATTACATGCGGCAGAAGAAAAGAAAAATATTTATAAGATTGCACAATCAATGGGATATAAACCTAAAGTTTCACATCCTGCTGTAGCTATTTGTGACTTTAGTGTAAAAGTTCCTGCAACTACAGATGATGATGTTAATTATAGACCAAATTTAAATTACGCCCCAAGTTTAGATGCTGATAGTATTGTTGCATCAAAAGAATCTGAATTTAGATTATTAGATGATATTAATTTTAGTGTATCTTCATCATTGGATGAAATGTCTATTTCAATTTCTGATTATGCAGATAATATCCCAACTCATTATAGACTTACAAAAAGTGGAATTGTAGAATCTGGTCAAAAAACTACTGATGAATTTACTTTTGGAGGAGCACAAAAATTTGATTCGATTACACTTGGTAATGATAACGTTATAGAAATAATTTCAGTAACAGATAGTGATAATAATAAATGGTATGAAGTACCATTCTTAGCTCAAGATACAGTATTTGAATCGGCACAAAATACCACAGATAACGATCCAGATTTGGCAACTTATTCAAATGATACACCTTATTTATTAAAATTAGTAAAATCTTCTCGTAGATTTACAACATATATTCGTAGTGATGGTAAAACAGAATTGAGATTCGGTTCAGGAGTTTCAAATAATCCTGATGAAGAATTAGTTCCAAATCCAGATAATGTTGGTTCATCACTGGCAACAGGATTAAATAAACTTGATACTTCTTATGACCCAAGTAATTTTTTAAAGACAAGAACATTTGGATTGGCACCAAGTAATACTACATTGACTGTAAACTATACTTATGGTGGTTCAGTAACAGATAATGCACTTGGAAATGAAATTATAAATAAGAGAAATATTTCTTGGACAATTGATGCAACTGGATTAACCACAAGTGAAGTTTCTAACACAAAAGATAGTTTGACGGTTACGAATAGAGATCCAGCAACTGGTGGTTCAACTGGTGAAACAGACCAAGAAATTAGAGAAAATGCATTGTCATATTTCAACGCTCAAAACAGAGCAGTTACTAAAGAAGATTATATCACAAGAGTTTATTCATTACCACAAAAGTGGGGAAATATAGCAAAGGCTTATATTGTACAAGATGAGGCATTGTCCAGAAATGAACAAGTAGTAATAGGTGCAGATGGATCAGCAACAGAGGTTACAAATTTTACTAAAATACCAAATCCATTAGCTTTAAATTTATATATGTTGGGATTTGATAAAAATAAAAAATTAGTAAGATTGAATAAGGCTACTAAAGAAAATGTAAAAAATTATATATCACAATATAGGTTGATGACAGATGCTATAAATATTCGTGATGGATATATGATTAATATTGGAGTTAAATTTGCAATCATTACTCAACGAGGACATAATAAAAATGAAGTATTATTTAATTGTATAGAGGTGGTGAAGAAACATTTTGATATAGAGAAATGGCAATTCAACCAACCAATTATTACAAGTGATATAGCATATAAGATTTCATTAGTGGATGGTGTAGCAAGTGTTGTTCCACCTAAAGAAGATAATCCCAAAAATTTGATGGTATTGATAGAAAATAAATTTAGAGTTTCAAATGGATATTCTGGTTATGTTTATGATATAAATTCAGCAACCAAAGATGGTATTGTTTATCCATCATTAGACCCAAGTATATTTGAAGTTAAGTATCCAAGTACAGATATTCAGGGTAGAGTAGTAGGAGATATTTAATGTTTTATTTTGAATACCCAATGGCAGATACAACAATTTATGAGGGAAATGTAAGTTCATCTATTAATACAGGTTTAGATGAAATTTTAGAAGTTCAGAAAAAAGTAAATGATGCTGGTACTGAAGTAGATGTATCACGTATATTGATAAAATTTAGTTACAGTTATATTTCTAAGTCTATTCAAGACGGTATTATACCAAGTGGTGCCAAATATTATTTAAATTTATATGATGCTTCATCAACAGAATTGGCAGTTTCTCAAACATTAAATGCATATATAGTAAGTCAAAGTTGGGATAATGGAACAGGTACTTTTTTAAGAGACCCAGTAATAAGTGATGGAGCAAGTTGGAAATATCGTGATAACGATACTACCGCAACACAATGGGTAAGTGGTAGTGATACACAAGGTGGTACTTGGTTTACTTCCAGTTTGAATAGTGGATATAATGTTTCTGCATCATATAATTTGATTTATGAAACTCGTGATATAAGAATGGACGTATCTGATTTAGTTAAAAACCAGATATATTCAAGTTCTACTTTTCCAAATGAGGGATTTATTGTAAAAAGAGAAAATGTACCAACATCTCAAAGTCTACATTCTATATTTGATCCAACAACCGCGACGGGTTCAGCTGAACACAACACATCTATGTTGGGCAATTTAAAATATTTTTCACGAGAATCACATACAATTTATTCACCCAAGTTAGAAGTAGAATGGGATGATTCAAGTTTTGCTAGTGGGACTCTTGCACCAATATCTGCATCTGATTTAGATAATCTAACTGTTTATTTTAAAAATTTACGACCTGAATATAGAGAAAAATCTAAGGCGAGATTTAGATTTGTTGGTCGTGAGTTATATCCTGAAAGAGGATTTTCTACAACACCTGCAGCACTTACTGTAAAATATTTACCAAGTGGAAGTACTGCAATGGGACAAGGTACTTATTATTCTGTAAAAGATGCAAGGACAGAAGAAGTTATAATTCCATTTAGTACAGGTTCACTTGTGAGTTGTGATGCGTCAGGTAATTATTTTAACTTATGGATGGATGGTTTTCAACCCGAAAGACATTATAGGTTTCAAATAAAGGTAGTGAGTGGTAGTGGTTCAGATGAAGTTTCAATGATTTACGATGATGGATATGAATTCAAAGTAGTGAGGTCGTAATGGCTACTAATTATTTGAGTGCTTCTTTGTTATCTACTACATATCAAAATATGTTAGATGCAGATGATAGAGAAAATGAAAAACAGTTACATAGACATCTGAAGTCCGCAGCTTCTGGTGGATATGATTTACAAGGAACTGATCCTTTAAGGGATGGAAATAATCATCTCGTAAGTTATGCAAATAGTGATGGAACTTCAACGGAAGAATATTGGCAACAAGTTCGTGTTGAAAATTTTACACCTAAAGTTGAAACTCAATTAATACCTACTATATTAGAGAAAAAAAGAAATTTTACTGAATATACAGTGCCTCCACGTCCAGAAACAGAAAGAGAAAGAAGAATACGAATGATGAGGGAAATGGTACTAAGATCATTAGAAAATATAAGAAAAATAGCTGCAGATGCAGCCAACTCGTCAGGATAAAATGGCAAAGATAAATACTTTAACCGACATAGATAAAGGTTTACTTTTTTCACGTAGTGATAAAAGGGCTGATTTTGGTCAGGCCCTTGATTATGTAGAAGTTGCCGTTGAAGAAGATGGTGTATTACTTGATTATTTTAATGTTTCTGTTGATGAGTTAAATATAGATGGTAGTAAAATTGATTTAGATATTGGACAACATTTACGAGATAATGGTTATGGTGATGGTATT